GCCACCTTTAGTAGTCCGGTGGGACCGCTTGATCTCTACACCTACCGGCTTGTGGAAGCCACGGAGTACGCCAACAGCAGGGGAGAAGCCTACGCCACAGCCCTGTAGGAGCAGCCAGAAGGCGTCAACCACGTCAGAAGGCGTGCGTACAGTGTTGAAGCTACAGTTGAACTGTGAGGCTTCACGGGTCTTAGCAACCTCAGTACCACCGAGCCACCGTGTTCGGCCACTAGGGGACGCTTCGAGGGAGTAGAAGATGTCGTAGAGGTCGTCGAGTTCGTCTAGCTCTTCGCTGTTAAGGTCACGGCCCAAGGCACGCTCCCACAGCCACTGTTGGTGCTGGATGATACGATCAGTAGTCTGTTCGAGGGTCTCGAATAGTCCGGCCTCTTCGTCGAGAGGGCGTGAGTAAGTGCGTCGGTGAACGATCTCCGAGCGGGTGTCTTTAAATGACATGTTATCTTTACCTGTAGAAGTTTTGGTTGAGGAGAACGACAATGGGAAGACCGCCGGGATCTAGGTCCCAGAAGTAGCGGGTTCTCATGTAAGTGTTGTTCGGAGGGCCTGTGACGCCGCCGTTTCGTGTCACTACAACGAAGACACCTAACTCAGGGGATGAGCTATCGATGTACTCTTCAGTGAACGTGTAGTCAGAAGTGATGTCTTGGTTGAGGCCAAGGTCACGGTACGTGTTGTACTTCTCAGTGACCTGAACCTCCCAATCGTATGGGAGACCGCTGCCATCATTCATGGTCACGATGACCCCTTGCGAGGCGTCGTAGTATCCATAGACATCCAGCGGTGGTAGCTGAGTGGTCGTGAGAGAAGTCTTGTTCTGCCCTGAGCCGTTACGTACCACCGTAGTGATCTCGTAGCAGCCGTAGGTAGGTAGGGTGTTACCTAAGCTGTATCCAAAGTTTATCGGATCATGGAGGCTCGTGTTAGCAGCAAGGGTTGTCACCCCATGCCCTGAAGCCACGTTGTCGGTAGTGCTGTAGAAGTTACAGTTGATAATAGCGCCCGAGGGAACGCCTGCGTTGTTAGGTGCGATAGGATTGCTACCATTGCCAAGAACTCGCAGCTTGGGTGACGCAGTGTCCACGTCGTTGATGTAGGCGTTATAGTAGCTGGACCAGTCAACGCCTGCGTTTGTATTGGCGAGCTTGTCGTATGTAACCTCTAGGTCCACCGTCATACCCGGCTCTAACTGCCCAGACGTGAAGTCAATCTGCACCGCACTGCTAACATTAGAACTAGGGGTGGACAGGCCGTTGTAGTATCCGCCGGGGCCTACAGCAGGCCGGGTGATTGAATAGCCCATCGGCGACACGTTACCGTTGGACTGCCTCACGACCACGTTAATTGTCTTAACGGGGTACTGGAAGGACTGGTATTCGTGCGTGTCAGTGATCCACGAGTACCCTGAGATGTTCGTGAGTGCCTTAGCGTTATGCCCTGAGAGGTTGTTATTGAACGTATATACCGAGTAGGGCCATACTACTGTGCCGTCGATCTGACACCCCTTAGGTGCCCCTTGGTTGTTACCGGGGTTAGCCTTCTTTGAGAGGCGTACCTCAGGGTTAGCCGTGGACGTACCTTTGACGTACGTGATGTCATACAGGTGGGTGATGTCGTTACCGGCGTTGCGGTCGTCGAAGGTCTGGATGTCGAACTCAAAGTCAATGCGAGTTCCGTTACTAAACGCCTGTCCACCAGTAGTCTTAACGCCAATCACGTTAGAGCCACCGTGGACGGCCTGCTCTGCTGAGTTCCATATGAAGCCACCATCCACCGAGCGGGTAGAGGGGTTAGTCAGGTTGTAGCTCATTGTACCGCCGGTGATGGCGGAGGTTACGGTAACTCGGATGGCCGAGCAGCGTGCGGACACGTCGGAGTTCTCGAACAGGAATGATCCATATTCGTCTTCATCGTGACCGGACCCGTAGTTGTTGACCGAGCTCTCATTAATCGTAAATCCCGTTGCTGATCCGTTACAGATTACCGTGGCGTTTCGTGTCTCTTTGTAGGCTAGGGTACGGTCTTGGATGATACGTGTGTCGCCCCCGATAGCGGCGCTAGTTACTGCACTGCCGGGAGGGTTGACCAGCTCAATAGTCGTTACCGTATGGCTATTACTGGTGATGTCCCACGTCCGCTCCGTACTAGCAGCCCTAGAGGTAGTCTCAGTGGGGTTCTGAAGCTCGTACGGGCTGGTTACCGTAAAGGTGATGGGTGTGGTGGTATCGTAGGTGTAGCCGTTAGGAGCAGGCGTCAGGGAGTACCACGAGGGGTCCGTAGCACCGAAGCTGATGTCCTGCCCGGTGAAGTCGTCGTTGGTCTCAACGTAGTCCACAGGGTATGTCTGAGTGTATGTCTCATTGGTGATGCCGTAGTCTGATACGATCTCTTGCAGGTCGTACGTAGGGAGGCGGTAAGGGTCCCACCCAAAGGCTTTCTCAAGGACAAAGTAAGGCGACCCATTGTTTGCAACAGGGTCCCACACGTCCTCTACACCAAAGGCAGGGATGGTAAGGTCAGCGCCAATGCGCCCACGATAGTATGCCATTTGTTACATCCTTAGGTTAGAAGGCGAGGGGCGCTTGGCCCCTCAAGTTAGAATAGGTCGTCTAAGTTTGGTTTCTCGTAGTTAGGCCCCTTGAGGACCTTGCCGTCTTTCCGGTAGAGCGGCTTACCGTCGTCATCTAGTTTGCTCATGTTGGACCTATGGACCCGCTCGAATACCTCATCGATTGGGAGGCCGAACGTCACTGCCATCCCGTAGGTCACATAAAGCAGGTCGGCCAACTCTTTGGTAAAGGCTGCTTTGTCAATAGCCTCTCGGGTTGGGGAAGTGAAGAAACCGGGGAGCTCTGCATCGATCTCCAACGCCTCCTCCTCAATCAGGTCCATTCTCATTTCGAGCAGGTCACCAGTCTCAAGGGAAGTGATGTCTTCGCCTACGGGTTGACCCATCGCCACGGTGAATGCTTTGACCGCATCGTAGTGGACGGAGGTGGTACGGAGGGTGCCGTTGGGGTTGTATTCTGGTTTCATTCTTCGTCTCCTTGTGCATGGCGTAAGATTGTTTCTGCGATCTTCCAGTAGGCGTCAGAGGCTTCCTTCTCACCGTTATCAGCGGCTTGTAATGACAGCTTGCGGAACTTCGCTGCATCAGCTTTTAGTTCTCGGTTAGTCATTCTTCGTCTACTCCTCCTGAAAACAGTTCGATCATACCCAACACCATGCCAAGCATAGTCTGGGAGATGGCAAGGGTAAGCCCCAACACCACGCCGGTACCGACGATGATGAAGGGAGCGATAAGGCCAGCTAAAGCGGCCAACTTGAGGGTTTCCATGATCACAGGATGTCTTCACCTTTGATAAGGTTGATGCGCATCTCAGCGTACCGAATGACCTTCTGGAGATCGATGATGGCACTCTCCTCTAGGGAGCGGCCTTCGTAGGTCTTGTGACCTGCACGTAGGCTGTACTTAACAATGTTGCCCGTGGCAAAGTCTAGACCGTTCTTCATAGAGAAGGTCACAGGCTCNATCTNGTANCGNGNGTAGTGTGACGGCTTGTTTACAATGTCGTTGGTGTCCATAGTTTGATCTCTCCTTCTACAAAGTCAGTGTTACGCAGGATGCGAGCGCATCGAGCTTGAATAAGGGCGTCGTCTTCAGTGAGGTCTTTGGCTTCGTAAGCGGCTACCACTTGGGACCACAGGTCAGCCAAGGGACGCTCGCCGGGTTCACCAAGCATGTCAGCGGCACGCTTCTTGCCGATGCCGGGGAGACCGGGGTAGCCGTCAGTGGTGTCGCCTGTCAGCGTTTGCATCATCCAATACCAGTCAGCTACAGCCTCGTGTTGCGGGAAGAAGAAACGCTCATCGTTGGACCAGAGGTTAGCAGGTAGTGTCTGCATGTCCTTGTCTGCGGAGTAGATACCGGTACTGTCATCACCTGTTGAGATGATACCGAGTACGTCGTCACCCTCTAGGCGGTCCCACTGGTGGCACTCCCAGTTATCGAAGGCCCACTCTCGGACCCGCATGAGGTGCATGGGCTTACGGGTCTTCTTACGGTTGCTTTTGTACGGTGCGTAGACATCCTTGCGGAAGTTGGCTGTGTCCGTAAAAGCAAGCTCACACTTAGCAGCGCCAGTCATTTCAATGATGTTGTTGATGGCTTCTGCGAAGTCCTGCTTTACCGCTGCGAAGTCACTGTGCAGGGTCCATACATCGTCGTCCCACTCGGTCTCCACCTCAGCTTTGGAGCAGACTTGCACCGCAGTGATGTCAGCGTCGATTAGTACTGTCTCAATCGGTTTCATGTTTCTTAATCTCCTCTTCTGTTTGTTGGAGCCAGTTACCTACGGCGAGAATGTCGGCGGAAGCTGCGTCTGACTTGATTAGATTGGCTCTATTGCTGATCCAAATAACGTTACCCTTAGCGTATCCGTGAGCGGGTATGATGCGATCTAGGGAAGGTTGGTGTTTACTATGCGACCCCTTTACGTGGTTTGCAGAATAAGGGAGATCCAGCTTAGTGCCGAACACAGGACAAACCCCCGTCCAAATAGCTTCTAGGTAGTCTTCGTCTAGGTTGAAGGGCATCGACTTCTTTTTTGCCCTGTGCTTATATGATGGAAGGGTGGCTTTGAAAGGATTGTTTTTCTTCCATTCCATATTGCGGGATACATCTTCCCTCGCCTGCTCAGGGTTAGCGAGCCGACGCTTTTTATCGGCTTTGCTTCTACGTTTTAGTGCGTCCGGCGTAGAGCGCTTCGCCTGATAACAGACCTTACAGTCACCCTTCAAACCATCCCGGTTAAGGGGTGCTTTGTAGAACGAAGTGACGGGCTTAGTCTCACCGCACGTCTTACAAGTCTTACTCTCCGTCATCCGTAAGTGCCTCCCAAGATACCGGGGCGACACCTGAGAGCTGGTCGGCGATGTCCCGTGCAATCACGGCGGTCTCAGCTTGAGCATCTTTAGAGATACGCTGCTTGCAGACACGAGCGAACGCAGCCAGAGAGCCCGTCCAGTACCATTCGGTCATCATGCTCTGAGGCAGGACCATACGGGCTTGCTCAGGGGCTACGCCCATCTCGATCATGGCATTGTAGACACCAAGGGCCGCCTCTCCTGCTTCTACACAGAGGGCTGAAAGTTCCTGCTGATAAGGGTGAGAACCACTAGAGCCTTGCTTGGCGTTTACTGGCTTCATACGCCACTCTTCAGGGACGTAGAGACTGGGCGCATCGGAGACGTACCGTCGGCTGACCTCGTTAGCTGTAAGACCTACGACGTGCTTAAACAATTGGCGTGCAACGAAGATAGGGGCAGCGACACGAAAGGTAGCTGTTACGTGCGAGAACGGGGTCCAGTGGTTGTGCTTAGCGAGGTACGTGATCAGCTTAGTGTCACGTTCGCTGAACTCTTCAACTTCCTTGGCGAATGATACACGGGCGGCGTTTACTACTGTGAGGTCGTCGCCCATTGCGTCGATCAATTCTGCGTACATTTGAGGCTCCTTTCGTGTCGGTTGGGATATAGGGAAGATTAGGCTTGTTTAGACAGGTACTTCTCAAAGTCCTCGTAGCCGCCCACAAGCTGACTGGAGCCATCTTCAATGACGAAGATCTGTGGTACGGTCTTGATGTCCTCGATCTCGAACCAGCGGCGAAGCTGGGCGTTGGCAGGGGCATCTAGGTCTTTGTATTGGTAGTCGATCTTGTTGACCTTGCAGAGTTGCCGTGCCTTACGACACCACACACACGACTTACGGCCTATGATCGTTACGTTCATTGTTACATCCCTTCGTGGTGGAATGCGGTCAGCCACTGCCTCACGATCCCAGAGCGAACAATGTCTTCGAGGCCAAGGGTTACGGCCACGCAGTCAATGTTGTGCCTCTTGGAGAGGTGTATCAGTGCGTCTAGGCCGCTGTTGTTGAGGTCGGTCTGAGCAACGTCTCCGTCGATGACCAGCTGAGTGTTCTCACCTACCCGAGTGACTAGCATCTTGAGTTCGTGGAGAGACAAGTTCTGCGCTTCGTCAACGATGACAAAGGCATCCTTAAATGTACGGCCACGCATGGTCTCGATGGGTGCCACCTCAATCTTTCCAGACTTGAGGCAATACTCAACGAACCCCTTGCCGAGCCGTTGTTGTAACGGTTCGATTAGAGGTACCATCCATGGCTGCATCTTTTCGTCCTGATCACCCGGTAGGTAGCCCATGGATTTACCAACGGACACCATAGGGCGACACAGTACGATCTTACTTACACGTCCACTTGCAAGCCAATCCGCTGCCATAGACGCAGGGATGAAGCTCTTGCCGGTACCAGCGGGGCCGGTAACGATAACTTGGGAGGATGAGTTGATAGCTTGGATAAGGCTAAGCTGACCTTCAGTCTTTGCTGACAGCGGTGCCGGATTTGGCTTTGGCTGCGGGTTTGCGACTGGTCTTGTTTCGGCTAGTCGCTGTTCCTTGGCCGTTCGTTGCTGTTGCTTTGCTTGGCGCTTCAACTGGCGGCGTTGCTGCCGTTGTTGTGCCTTGGTCATATTCGCCACAGTAATATCCTAAGCTGGTTGAGGTTGGGGTGGGGTAACGCTGACAACGGGCACCTAAGGTGGGGTGCTTCGTCATCCAGCGGCAAGTTGCACATGTACTCATTAGTGCGTCTCCGCCCAGCTTTTGCCGACGTTGTAGTCAGTATCGAGCTGGCATTTGAAGTTGAAGTGAGCCTGCACAGCACGCATTGCGTCCTGACAAGCCTGACCGACTGCTTCGGCCTGATCGGGAGGACATGAGAGCTGATACTCATCATGGACCCACGCATGGTACTGGACATCCAGACCACGTTCGTTGAACAGCTTGTCCATCTCTAGTCCCCATTGTTTGCACAGGAGGGCACCAGCAGATTGGAGAAGCAGGTTGAGGCTTGAGTGAGCAGAGCGGCAGTGCAGTTTGCGACCGTCGAGACCTAGCAGGTAGCCCTTGTCTTGTGCCTTAGACTGACACGCAGCAATCAAACGCCCGAGAGCAGGTATTGCCTTGAAGAACTTGTTTTTGAGCTTGGTACCTTCATCAGCACCTTTGCCTACGATGGATCCGATCTTAGCGGAGCCACCACCATACAAGAGGGCATAGATAAAGGTCTTTGCTTGGTCACGAGACGGTAGACCTGCCGCCGTCTGGTTCGTCGTGTGGATGTCACCGTTGACAACTTCTTCGGCATAGGAAGGGTCTCCCATCACGCCGAGAAAGTGAGCAAGGCAGCGTAGCTCAAGGCCAGAAGCATCACTACCAACCAGAACACGACCTGAAGGAGCCATAAACAGGCTTCTACAACGCTCCCCAAATGGGGCACGATTGCCGGGGACCTGAGCCACGTTAGGATAGCTGTGAGTAGCCCTCCCGCTAACAGCCCCATTAGTAACAACACGCCCATGGATCTTGCCTCCTTTTTGTTTCTTGAGCCACGCTTGGTTACCGTCAGACAGTTGGCCAAGGCGTTTCTCAATTGTGAAATTGTAGGCAAGGTCTTTGCAGATTTCCCAGCCGTTGCTCTCGTAGAGATCCATGAGGATTGTCTCATCGATCTTGGGCTTGCCGCCGTCGGTGTACTGCTGGGGTTCCCATGAGTACAAAGTGGTGAGGCGGTTAGCAATGTGGTCACGGGAGGCCGGGTTGAACACGACCGTTTTGGAGGGTTTACGTGTCTCTTCGCCTTTGACGTAACCCAGCTTTGAGTTGTTCGCCTTAGGTACGAAAAGTGGACCCGGTACCTCCCATGAACCGAACGCAGCTTGCAGGCGAGCATGGATGCTGGATTGCTCCATCATCAAGTCTCTCAGCAATACTTCGGCGGACTGTACGTCGAAGCTAAAGCCTGTCCGTTCTTGGCGAGCCATGAGCTTGCCTACAGACATCTCCAAGTCTAACGCTTGAGGTGAGTAGTTTGCTTTTTGAATACGATCCCAGAGGGCGAGGGTAACTTCCACGTCCTGCTTTGCGTACTCAAACATCTCTTCGTTGTAGGCATCGAAGCCACCCGAGTAGTCGTCCTTCATCACACCGAGGCGCAGGCCATAGGCTTTGAGGGAGTGGCTACCATAGAGGTTCTTGGGGAGGAGCGTGTTACCGCCCTTGCCCCGCTTCATGTCTTGGTCGAAAAGGTTTGACCAGATGAGCCGTCCGGCAATCATCGTGTCGAAGTCACCTTCATGCTCCAACCGGTCCCACCACCCAAGCGTTTGCTTGAGGGCAGGAAGGTCGAAGGAGAAGATGTTGTGTCCAATGAGGACATCAGCAGCGTACAGTTTACGTGCCAGCTCTTCACACTCATCCAGCTTTGCGGCGAAGCGTTCGCCCGTATCGATGTCGATTGCGGTGATAATGAAGAGATCGTCTGGACCTTCAAGCCCGTCGAGTAGACCACGGGTCTCGATGTCGAAGATGTAGCGCTGCATATGTACCTCCTTGGGTTAGATGCGAAGTGGGGAAGATTAGGTAAAGTCTTTGTTGAACGTGATGCTCGTTACCTCGAAGATGTCGTACTGATCATCAGCGTCGTCAAAATCAGGGATCGGGTTTACTTCGTCGAAGAGTTCACCGAACTGCTGAGCGAGTACGTTGTAAGCACGCTCTAGGTCGATGTAGTCTTCTTCCATGTCGAATACGACTTGGTGGTGATGCTCACGGTATCGGTCTAGAGCCGCTTCGAGGTCGTTCGCTTCATTATAGAGTTCAACGATGGCATCATCAGCTTCGGCCATTTCATCCTCATGCTCCTGCTCAAGGATCGAGATCTCCTGCTGTAGTGCGTGGATGTCTTCGAGCATTTCTTCGAAGGTCGCACGCAGGGCGTCCATGTCGTCGTTCTGGTAGTTGTAGCTCATTTGTCTTCTCCTTCTGTTGTTACTTTACCAAGCAGGGACGGCCCATAAGAGAGCCGTCGCCGCTGTGAGAATTATTAGTGCCTTAAGCCAGTACGTAACGGGCATAGCGCTTACCTGTGATCGGATGCGTCTTGCGAACGGTATCAATCTGCACTCCGGAGGTACGGAGGATAGAGATTTCCTTAGTCAGGGAACCGGTCGAGTATTCAACCATTGCTTCACGTTGGGAGATCGAACCAGCGGTTACGAGGTGCTGGTAGATACGGGAGGTTGATGGTGTGAGTTTCATGGGGGTAGCTCCTTTTGGGTAAGTGAAAGTTCGGTTAGGCTTATAGTCTACGTATTAAAACGGGAGGTCGTCAGGGGCACTGTCAGAGCCGCTTGTGGGCTGGCTAAAGGACACCTCTGAGAGCCGACCGGTCTTTAGGTCGTACTCAAGTTGGCACGCTGGGCCTGTCTGACCTGAGTAACGGTTCTTAAGAACACGTAGGACAGTTCGGTTTCGTTGCTCAGGGTCGTCCGCTTGCTGGTTACGCTCTAGGCCCAAACACATGTCGGACAGCTGTGCGATAGCAGCAGAGCCACGAAGCTGGCCGAGGGTTGTACGTCCACCCTCCTCGTGAGAGATACCTTCGGGGCGCTTGAGGTGGGAGACAACTATCATGCCAATGCCAAAGCGTGACACGATGGTGCGTAGCTGCGTCATGAGGTTGTCGATCAGGCGGCGCTCATCACCATCCCCAATACCGGAGACAATCATGGATACGTGATCGATCACCACAAAGTCACAGCCCTGCTGACACAGGTAGACGACCTTGGACATGAGCGCTTCGATCTCAGACGAACCGAAGTGATCGTACATGAGCAACCGTCCGGTGCCTGCTGTAGCATCGAAGGCGTCACGCATTGTCTCATCATCTACCTCAGTACCATGGAGGTGCAGAGGTACGGACGCATGTACACCCATGACACCCAAGACAGACCGCTTCACGGTCTCCTCAAGCAACATACAGCCGAGCTTGTAGCCAGACTTGAGCAGGTCGTACATCAACTCACGTACCACAGAGGACTTGCCCATGCCGGAGCCTGAGGTGATCGTTACAAGCTCACCCTTACGCAGCCCATGGGTGACCTCATTGAGACCAGCCCACGGATACGGGTGTTGTTCGTACACCTCAACCTTGTTGACCTCATCCCACAGCGAGGCTGCATCGATGATACCATCAGGGCGGTACTCCTCAGCGTCCCACACAGCTTTAACTAGCTCCGCATGTAAGCCAGCGACGATAGCGTCAGAGGCGTCCTTAGCGGGGCAGGTAGCGATGTAGGCTTGGCCGGGGCGCAGTAGTGGTGAGACCTTAGCGATGGCTTCTTGACCGGCATCATCTTGGTCGAACATGAGGACAACACGCTCGAACTGCTCGATAAACTCAGCCTCCTTGCGGAAGGTACGCACGGCAGAACTAGCGCCGCCGTTGAGGGATACCACGGGTTGCCGGTGGTTGAGGGCTTGGGAGACAGACATAGCGTCGATCTCGCCCTCTGTGACCACCAGCATACGGTCGTTGCGGGTAAAGAGGTGCTGGCCGAAGAAGCCTGCGTCCTTACCATCGCCAAGCATGCGGAAGTCCTTAGAAGGCGTGCGGACCTTTTGGGCCACAACTTTTCCATCTCGCTTGTAGTCGGCCACTTGGACAGGCTCGCCACCCATCTTTGCGACGTGATAACCGTACTTACGTACAGTCTCTTCGGTCAGCTTGCGCTTGCCGAGTGCCTTGTATTCGCCTCGTAGCAAATCCATTGAATAGCCTCCTGTTGTCTGTGGTTGGTTGGCGGGGGTGTCACCCCGAGTGCGTGTGTTACACACGAAGCAGAAGGCATGGCCGTCATCATAGTGTGCGTTGCCATCGGAGGAGCCGCACGCATCGCACGGCCCCTTAAACAGCAGGCTACTTTCTTCGTTTTCCATTTCGCTCCTCGATCATTAGGTTGAAGGTGTCATAGCCCTCCAATCCCATGATGGATGGAGCGGACAGGATCTCAGCGTCAGGGTACTGACTACTGAGGTCGTTCAGGAGGGACACAAGTGGCCCCTCTAGTTGTTGGGGTAGCTCAGCTTTACCGTCGTAGCCCAGCACACAGACGTAGACAGAGGTCTGGTCAGTGTCTGGGTACGCAGCGCCGATACTGCCGGGGTGACGCATCACTGAGACGCCAGCGCCCGTAAGCACGTAATGGTAGCCACAGCAGAGAAAACCCTTTCTACGGAACTCCGTATCTAGGTCTCTGGCCGTGGTTACGTGTGCTTTGTTACGTGCGTGGACGATGATTTGATCAGTGGTCTCACGGAGAGCAGTCCATGGCTCTGGGCGGTGGTAGACGGTGTAACTACTCATCTATCCACTCAACCGGAAGCGGGTTGTTCTTGTGAAACTTATGGTACAGGAAGCCGTGCTTCTCACACCACATGGCGTAGGTGGTCGTGGACTTCTTCCCAATCTTTGTGTTCGGGTTGTTGAACACGAAGCGAATATCTAGCTCAGGGCATGACGCCTTGATCAGTAGGTGCTTCTTGCGATCCGCACTGGAGAACTGTCCCTTAGTCTCAATGATGAGACCGTTGGGCAAGATGAAGTCTGGGAGGTAGTACTTGTAGACGGCTGGTACTAGGTACCTAGCCTTCTGGTCTTGGGGTTCGTAAACGAAATCATGGCCACCCTCAGTCAAGAAGGTAGCCATGTCGAGTTCGAGGCCACTACGGTAGCCCTCAGCTACACCCCGTCGATCAGCGTAAGCACGCTTTAGACGTAGGTTGCTAGACATTAGAAGTCCTCAATCGCATCAACGTCAGTGACTACATCCGGTGTGGTGTCAGTTGAGAATGAGGGACCATCGGAGACAAAGCCGCCGTCTGATTTCTCAAACGGGTTATCTGATCCGCCGGAGGGTCCAACGAGCTTGTGGATCTGAACAGCGGTAGGCTGGAGGGACAAACCCTTCTTTCCCGAGAACTCCCAAGCACGAACGTCACAAGCTACGACTAGCTCAGAGCCGCCATAGATAACCTCGTTGACCTTGTTCAGGTCGGTGTCGTACTGAACCGGCTTGCGGTCCCAGAGCTCGCCATCCTTCTTTTGGATGTTCTTAACGGTACACTTGAACATGACCATGCCGGTCTCATCGCCGTTGTCATCGATCTCCATCTTCCAGAGCATGTTGTCGCCCTTGGGGAGCGCCTTGCCAAGTTCTTCTTTGGCGATGGCTTGCAGCTTCTGCATGGTGGCTGCGGCTTCCTCAGCAGGAACGGCGACGTTAGCCTTGTAGACACCCAAGTCGTTGAACTTGGTATCTGGGCGGTGCAGGGATGGGAACCGAGCGACGCCTTTAGGGAGGTTGATCTTAATCTGGTTAGCCATTGATAAATCCTTTCTAGATTTGTTGGTGGTTCGGTTAGGCTTATAGTCTACGCATTAATCAGCGGGTGAGATGCGATAGCGGGAAGACTTAGGAAAAGAAGAACTCCGAAGCCATCACGCCAGCAATATCCAAGGTGCCCATAGAAGGGCGCTGTGGGAACACCACGTCTGGACCAGCAAGCTCCTGCATGGATGCAAGGAAGCTGCCGAGTAGGTCGTACTCAGTGTAGAGGCGTACGAATGCCTCACGGATGCACTTATGGAACTCAGGCATATCCGCAGCAGGGACACCAAAACTATCATGCACAAACGTGTAGACAGGCTTACGACCTTGAGCAGCACACCTGTCTTCCCATAGACGTGCAGCCTCACGGAGGTGCAGGGCGTCGAGGGAGTGAACAAAGTTTGGCGGCGCAGCGTTGCCGTGCTTGCGTACATCCTGCTTACCGTTATCAACACGTACCTGCATAGCAACTTGGTTGCCGTGGATGTTCGTTTTGATCGTGGAGTTGTTCTGACCTTGCTTGTCGATGACACACACCATGCCATCCGGCAGTGACCACTGGAGGGGTGCGTCAGGGTTAGCCTGCACCACCATCTTCGTTACGTCCTCGATCCACGCCATAGCCTCGCAGGGCTTAGGCGCTACGTTGCCGATAGCTTCCCAGATAGCCGAAGAAAGCAGCTGTGCCAGCTTGAAGGTGGTACCCACTGGGTTACCTGCCTCAGTCTTACCAAGGTCAGGAGCGGACAGGCCGTGCTTCTCCTGCTTGACCACCCATTCGAGGGTGTACTCAAAACATGAGCGCTGCTTGGAATTATACGGCTTGGTCATTGTCTGCCTCTTGCAGGCCACCCGGGTCACACCATAGTCGAGGATCACCCGGCGGTACGCCTGTTCTTCGTTGGTCAGGTCATCACGGGCTTCCAAAATTCGCACTGCTTCTTGTGCAGCGAGGCCGTAGATGTCTTGGCGCTCATGGCCGGGTACTAGGTTGACGTTGAAACCGCCAAGCTCATCACGGAACAAGGCGCTATAGACTTGGATACCCGAGCAGGTAGCGTCCTCGTAGGCAAACAGGTGGCACTCGTAGCCCCAGCCTTGACGGTGGAACTCAGCGATTGCGTTACAAGCAGCGAGGAACATGAACGGCTTGCCATCAGCAGCCTCAGACCACCAACCCCAGTTATCCCGGTAGTCGGTGCCAGCGGTGATAACGTCGTCGAGGTTGTCCTTGACCCACTGGATCCGGTCAGAGAAGGACGCCTTGTCTACGCCGTCGAACTCACCCTCAGTTGCACACTGGATGTAGAGTGCATCGAGTTGATCTTGTGTGTTGATCGGGAC